TTTACTCATATAGAATAATGAATGAAATTACAGTATTCGTTTACTTAGTATTCTTTGTTGCATTGTTTGGAATGACATTTGCATTTATGTTTAAGATGATGGGTTCTGTCTTGTCGGATATAGATAGAAAACCTGTCAATAGTTATGGTGATGCAATGAGAGCATATAAACCTCATCCAGAAATGAAAGATGTTAAAGATGGAGATGAACTACTAGTATTCAAGTCGTTAGAAGACCTTGAAGATAAATAAGGTATGGCAATTACTGATGTATATCTAGGTAACCCCAACCTCAAGAAGGCGGGTACTCCTATACAGTTTACAAAGAAGCAAGTTAATGAATGGATCAAATGTAAAAAAGATCCAATATATTTTGCTACTCATTATATAAAAATCATCAACTTAGATGAAGGTCTAGTTCCTTTTGACATGTATGATTTTCAGAAAAAAATTTTAGAAGATTTTCATGAAAATAGATTTAACATTGCTAAACTCCCTAGGCAAACAGGTAAGAGCACTACTGTTGTTGCCTACCTTTTATACTACGCTATCTTCTATGACAGTGTTAATATTGGTATACTCGCTAACAAAGCTTCAACTGCAAGGGAACTACTTGGAAGACTCCAACTAGCATATGAGAATCTGCCAAAGTGGATGCAACACGGAATTTTAGTATGGAACAAAGGTAATGTCGAACTTGAAAACGGATCTAAAATACTCGCTGCTTCTACATCTGCTAGTGCAGTTAGAGGTATGTCCTTCAACATTCTATTCCTTGACGAGTTTGCATTCGTCCCTAACCACGTCGCAGAGCAATTCTTTGCCTCGGTTTATCCTACTATTACTTCTGGTAAATCAACTAAAGTCATAATTATATCTACACCCAATGGTATGAACCACTTCTATAAGATGTGGGAAGATGCTAGAAACGATAAGAATGATTATATAACTAACGAAGTTCATTGGTCTCAGGTACCTGGTAGAGATAAGAAGTGGAAAGATGAGACAATAAAGAACACATCTAAAAGACAATTTGCACAGGAGTTTGAATGCGACTTCCTAGGATCTGCTGATACACTTATCAGTCCATCCAAATTACAATGCATTCCGTTCAATGACCCAATTACAAGCAATGCAGGACTTGATGTTTATCAGAGAGCAGAAGAAGATCACGAATATATTATTACTGTCGATGTTGCCAGAGGAATTGGTGGCGACTATTCTGCTTTCATCGTGTTTGATATCACCACTCTCCCGTACAAGATCGTTGCGAAGTACAGAAATAATGAGATTAAACCTGTACTGTTTCCCTCGGTCATATTTCAAGTAGCAAAGGAATACAATAATCCTTACATACTTGTCGAGGTAAACGACGTAGGTGATCTTATAGCAGCAACACTAAACTATGATCTAGAATATCCTAACGTACTCATGTGTGCCATGAGAGGTAGGGCAGGGCAGATAGTAGGACAAGGATTCTCTGGTAATAAAACACAGTTAGGTGTTAAGATGAGTGTCACTGTTAAGAAAATTGGTTGCTCTAATCTAAAAGCAATTATAGAAGAAGACAAACTAACGTTCCAAGACTTTGATATATTTCAAGAGTTAACTACGTTTGTACAAAAGAAACAAGCATGGGAAGCAGACGAAGGTTATCATGATGATCTAGTCATGTGTATGGTATTGTTTGCGTGGTTAGTCATGCAAGACTATTTTAAAGAGATGACTGATCAAGATATAAGAAGAAGGATATATGAAGAACAGAGAAATCAAATAGAACAGGACATGGCACCATTTGGTTTTATAGATGATGGTATGGGAGATGATACATTTGTAGATGCTGATGGATCATTCTGGTATGGTGATAAGCAAGAAGAAGTAGGATATATGTTGCCTGACTTGTAATGGATCTTGAGAATCAATTTGAATTAGAACATTTATTATTCAAAGAAAGGAGATGTAGGACATGTGATGAAATAAAGAATCTCATAGAAGATTTCTACATGTCTAGGAAACAAAAGAAAGGTTTACCATCTGCATATTCTTATGAATGTAAAGAGTGTACGATTAAAAGAATAACAGTAAAAAGAAAAAGTAAAAAGAAAATTATAGAGAGTCAATATCCAGACTGGTAGAGTGTTCGTGCGTTGTTTCCCCTGTGGAGCGATGGAAATCTCTAAATACTTTTAGATAAAATGATATCTTAGAGGTAAAAATAAATGGCAAGTCAAGTCTCGCCTGGTGTTGTTATTAGAGAACGTGATCTATCTACTGGTGTTTTGACTGGAGTATCTGGACTACGTGCTGGATTCGCTTCATCATTCCGCAGTGGACCTGTAGGCAAAATTACAAATATAGGATCTGAAAGAGAATTATTAGATACTTTCGGAGCACCAGCTGAGGCAAACGCTGCAGACTGGTTAGTAGCAGGAGAATTTCTCCGTTACGGTGGTCAACTCGCTGTTGTTCGTGCAGCAACTGGCGTAGTAAACGCAACTTTAGATGGTTCAGCAGTATTAGTAGGATCTAAAGAAGACTACGATGCTGGTGCTGGTTCATCAGAAAAGTTTATTGCACGTACTGCTGGTGCAGACGGAAACAATCTTTATGTTGTTGTTCTTGACAGAGGTGCTGATTATACAATTACAAAAACTGGACACGGTTTAAACGTTGGTAGTACATACACTGACGATGCCTCAGTTGGACACGAGGTTGTAGAAAAAGTATCTAACGATGTTGTAAGAATTATTCAAGGTAACGCAGTTCCTACTCCAGCTTCTGGAGATACTGCTGTTGCATTTTCTAATTCACAGTGGAACGCACAAGCAATCGGATCAACTGGATTAACATATAAAGAAATAGGTCCTAGACCTGGCACTTCCGCATTTGCATCAGAACGTTATGTTTCATATGATGAAATGCATGTTGCAGTTATTGATACTTCAACAAACACAGTTGTTGAGAGAATGACATATCTCTCTAAGATATCTGACGGTAAATCTGCAGAAGGTTCATCAATCTACTGGAAAGATTACGTCAACGAATTCTCTGGATACATTTATGCTAGTGCATTAACATCTGCTGAGTTTACTACATTAGGATCTGATCCTGGTGCTGCTGTTGCATCTTACGGTGCTACTTCTGCTGCTCCTATAGAGATAGCAAGAATTCTTCCAACTGCTGGTGGTGCTCTATCTGGTGGTACAGATGACTATGCATATACTACAGGAGAAATTTCTGCAGCATATACATTATTCCAAGATACCGAAGAAACAGATTTAGACTTCGTTCTAATGGGTGGATCAATGGGTTCTGAAGCAGACACACTTGTTAAAGCGGGTGCTGTTGCTGCTGTTGCAAACACAAGAAAAGATTGTATTGCATTCATCTCACCATTTAATGGTAATCAAGTTGCTGTATCTGGTGGTTCCGCATTAACTCCTGCATTACAATTAGAAAATACTATTGATTACTTCTCTAGTATTGGTTCTAGTTCATATGTTGTTAAGGACAGTGGAATCAAATACACATACGATAGATTCAACGACAAGTATCGTTACATTGGTTGCAATGGTGACATTGCTGGTTTATGTGTTTCTACTTCTACAATTGGTGACGACTGGATTTCTCCAGCAGGAACATCAAGAGGTGGATTGCAGAATGTAGTTAAACTTGCATTCAACCCTAATAAAGCAGCGAGAGATGATCTTTATACATCAGCAATTAACCCTGTTGTAGCATTTCCTGGATCAGGTCCTATACTGTTTGGAGACAAGACTGCTCTTGCTTCTCCATCTGCATTTGATCGTATTAATGTTAGACGTCTCTTCCTTAATATTGAAAAGAGAGCAAGAATACTTGCAGAGGGTGTGTTGTTTGAACAGAACGATGTAGTAACTCGTTCAAGTTTCAACGCTGCACTTAGTGGATATCTAAGTGAAGTTCAAGCACGTAGAGGAGTTACAGACTACTTAGTTGTTTGTGATGATTCTAATAATACTGGTGAAGTTATAGATAGAAATGAGTTTGTCGCAGAAATATTTGTGAAACCGACTCGTTCTATCAACTATGTAACCGTGACTGTTACAGCAACGAAGACAGGAGTTTCATTCTCCGAAGTCGTTGGTAGATAATTAAACAAGAGGTAAAAACAAATGGCAACTAACAACGTATCTTCGTTCCTCCAAGTTATTGGTCAAGGCGTTAAGCCTAATATGTTCAATGTGGACATCCAATTTCCTGGCGGATTCAGTGATGCAACTATCAATGATCTAGCAGGAGGAGACCTAGCATCTGAAGGTGCTGGTGCACTTATTGGAAAAGAATTAACTTCTATTCTTTGTAAGTCTGCTGCATTACCAGGATCTAACTTAGGTGTAATCGAAGTTCCTTTTAGAGGTAGAACAGTTAAAATCGCTGGTGATCGCACCTTCGATACATGGACTGCTACA